CTTCATTTGCTTTCCAATGTTCTAATAAATCGGAATGTATCGGCATCATATAAAACGCCTTTTCAAGTTCCTCTTTTTGATTCATTACAACTTGAAAAAGATTAAACACATCACTATCCAAATCATTAACGATATTGTATTTCGCCTTCGGCTTTTGAAAGAACATTCCGCCCGCTCCAAAAAACGGTTCGATGTAAATCTTATGTGCAGGAAAATGCGGCAGAATCAACTTCGCTACCTTTTTTTTATTACCCAATCTTCTTAATATCATTTTGCTTTAAGTTTCCAATCGTTTAAATCAGTCCTTAAAAATACTACTTATTTTCGACATAAAAAAAGGGCAGGCAATCGCCTACCCTCGAAACTTAAAAGCAAAACACTGATTGTAAACGTTTGACAATCATACGTTTTTATATAGATAGCATCTTAACTGTCTTTCCTATGTACCTTCTTTAAATCAAGTAGCATCTTCCAACCCGAAATCACAAACACCGCTACGGCTGCAAATACACCGAATTGAACAACTTCAATCTTGACTTCCCAAAACAGCTTTGCGGAATAAAATAGCATTCCCAAAAAGTCACCTACGAATTGCGTAATGAAAAACGTGACAATCCCGAAAAATGCCGCCAACAAAACCACATCTTTTTTAGTTTTTCCGTTATAATTTAAAGCCATAATCTTAATTTTTAGTTTTTAATAATCCTTTTTGTTTCAAACTTTCAACCCATTTAATCTGGTTAATCTTGTCTTTCGCTTCTGCCTTATCCAAAAAGGATTTTGCATCACCTGAAGAAGTAATACTTTTTTCCCAAGGAAAAGGCAAAATATCAGCAGGTTTTTTTATTCGTTTTTTCGTATCGTGCGGTTTCATATTCATATAAGCCAACATCCGCATACGTTCCCATTCCTGTCGTTCCCTTTGCTCTTGTAACTCATAAAACGAATTCATCACACAAAGCACCTCACCCAATTCAGCAGCATAGAATTCTGTTCGCGCCATCCCACACTGCCCGACAACAATACCAAAAATTTTCGCAAGCGTTAGACTTTCGCCAACGGCACTTTCTTCTTGTTTCCCGTTGCTGCCAATTGCTTTTTTTCAGAAGGATTCATCCGCTCTACACTTTCCGTCAACGCTCCAATGAACAACATCAATATATCTAAATCCATAGCTTCCACATCTTCCCGAGTGAAATCCATTTCTTTGTTATCAATCCTATGACCTTCCTCCAACGCCGCCCAAATCAGCGGAATAATCGAACTATCAAACGCACTTTTACCAAGTCTATTTAATAGATCAAACAATTGGCTTCCTGTCTCTTTTTCAAACTCCGCAATCGCTTTCATATTAAACGAAATCGGCAACTTTACACTTGACACCTCAACCGTTGAAACCCTTGAAAATGCTAACATATTTTTGCTTTTTTTACAATCAGTTCTAAAAAAATAAGGGCAGGAAAATGGAAGTAAACCTACCCTAAATCAAAATCAAAATTACTAACTAAATTATGAAAAACTTAAATTTTACGTAATTTCAGGATACGTCACCTCACCCGATACCTGCAATTCAAAATCAAAAGAGATTAGATCATCATCAGGATAAGAAATACTCAAAGAAGTAATGTAGCAAACCGCTGCACTTAGTTCATAATCTCCTGCATTCTCATTTGAAATTATAACCGCAACCGCTGTTTTTCCATCAATATCTGTAAACATTTGGATAAACCCTTCTGTCGCATCATAACGCATCATAGCACTTCCCGAAATTGTCGAGTTCTTTCGCCCCGGTAAAAAAGTCGCCCAATCGCCCACGTCTTTATTTGACGTGTCAATCATATTCGCCGACACATCCGCAGACGCATCTTTCAAATATCCCAGAGAAACGGTATCAATAAACAGTTTTGTACCTGTTCCGTTTAAATAATTTGCTGTAACTGCCATGTCTATTTATTTTTAGTTGATTATCAAAACGTCAAACCAACACTGGCTCAACAATACCTTCTTCAATCAATTGATTCGCTTTTGTGCGGTGAATATCTTGCTCATCACCTACAACCCAAGAAAAGTTTTTATACGAATACGCTTCCAAAAATCTAATTTTCATAATAATTTGCTTTTGAATCTTTGATTAACTTATTTGCTGTCTTTTGAAAATAAATATCTAATGTAAACACTTCACCTTCTTTATAATTCTTACCTCGCAACTTGAAATCACACAAAGCAATTAATTCAATTCTATCCTTTACCAATACAGTTTTTGCATCAATCGCCAAACCATTTCGAATCATTTGTTTTGCAGTGGGCGAGTGTACATCGACCTTCTCCCCTGCTTTCAAAATCTTGCTTTTGTGTTCCCATTCTTTCGTCAAAATGATTTCCATAAGTTTATATTTAATCTTCTAACAAAGCATTGAAAGCAACTTTATTAATAACCGTATAACCGCCTGCAATAAGTGCAGTCAATTCCGTTCCTGTCAAATGTTTTTCGGGTTTTTCTGAACTTCTAAACCCTGCATAGTGTGCGTATCCGCTAATCCAAAACTCGCCATCAATTTCAATTGCAGGATTATTCGCATGGATCCAATCCGCCCAAGTCAACGTCACCTCTTGATTGTCTATTGTTTGATAATCTCGAATGTAAGCAGGTACATCATCAGTCAACACGACTTTGATATAACTTTGATAATTTAAAACTTCCCCACTTGCCGCAATAATATCCGCAACAACGGCATAAGTCAACATATTATAAGTCGTCAAATTATTACCAATATTATCAAAAGTAGTCACGCCCAGCGCTGTGCCTTGCGGTTTTGCACCGCCAATCACCGCCCCAATCGCTAAATTCAGCAACATCTGATTAGTCAGCGCTGCTGCGAAGGGTATTTTTACGATTACGAAGTCCATTGTTTTCCCTATTTGATTGATTAATGATGCCGTTAGGCGAAAAGGTTTCTAAGTTGATTTTTACATTGCTATAAGCATCAACAAACACCTCATCAGTGTTTTCAATATCAGCGTAAGCAATCACTTCACTTGATAAATCGCTTTGGTCAAAATGCAAACTTGACGCTCCAAAATCTTCACGAAAAACGACCTGTTTTAATGTTGTTTCTGCTTCATTGTGACCGTTCGTAGCTTCATTAGAATAAGCGCCCGAAATTTTATAAGGCAATTTTACGCTACCTACTAAGCTAAAACCTTGCGTAAGGTTATGATGATAAGCGTCCTGTGTTGACCACGTTGCACCGCCGACCCAGTTTATGTCATTGCTTGAATTTTCAAAACCAAACGAAGTAACGCCCGACCCTTCCGCAATTGGAAATGATTTTTTAACACCGTCTAAAGTAATTTCTAATCCAAAAAATTTAGCAGGTGCAAAATCCACTACAGCAATATTTGACCGCCCAATTTTAAAATTATTGTTATCTGAAATTGTTGTTGAATTGCTACCTGTAACCGTTTCAATTATTACTTTATTTTCATCATAAACTTCTAAAGTTATAACCGTACCATTCCATTTTGCTACTATAAAATAAGTTTTTCCGTTATCGTAATTTGTTCCTAAGGTTTCAATGGATGCCGAATTATGAATCATTATTAGTTTTCCGTTTCTACCACTATTTATTGAATCAAGAGCAACACCAAACCCATTGCTCCCATTCCTTCCGTCAATTAAAAAATTTACATTATTATTTGATGTTACATTTACAAAAAAACTAATTTCATAGTTACTACTTGCTGCGATTGCAAAATCGCCTTGCCCGTATCCATCTGTACCGTTTAATTGAATACAATTTGATTCAATAAACTTCATATCACTTGCAACACGTCCAACAAATTGTAAATTGCTATTAAAAACGTCTTTTGTAATATCTGAATCGTCACGAGGGATAATTTGTTGGTTTGGAATTGAAATTCCGTTGATTTTAACATCTAATATTGATGTGTCGGTTAAAACTGCTCCACTATATCCTCCGAATTTAAGACCAGATATACCATTAACATTACTATTAAAAGTTATCTCAACTTCGTGAAACAACCCATCGGACAACAAAGTATAAGCTAAACCTCTTGTTAGTGATATGTCGGTAAAAACCTGTCCATCTATTTTATAAGCACTTGCTAAATCTCCACGTTGCGAAGTGAAGCTTCCTTGTGTTATTACAAGTGCGTACTGAACGCTCCCTACTGTTGTTGTGACAACTACCGATAATGTATTTGTGCTTTTAAACCTAAAAGATAAAACATCATTTTCAACCATAACTGGAATTACAGACGTACTTGAAGACGAATCATCTTTTATAAAAAACCCTTTACTATAACCTAAAATATTTGCATTATTTATTAGCGTTAAATCTCGTTTAATCGCCCAAGTTCCCGTTCCTGTCAGCGTTGCATCATTCCCTGCTCCGCTGCTATCGTAAAAGTTTGTGCCGCTACTTTCCTCTAAAAAATATATAGTACCGTCACTCAAAACAACCTCACTAATCCACCCCGAACCAATAGTAATTTGCCCCGTCGTTACCGTTGCGGTCGCCGTTCCTTTTTTGCTTGTTACAGTCTGACTTGTAATATGTGACGAATTAATAACCGCCGTGCCGTCCGATTCCAAAACGTACTTATTACGCTGCGTTCCCGAATAATCCCCAACCTCATCAAGCCAATGCGTTGCACTTAACTTGTTAAGTTTCTGCTTCCTGTACCGCTCTAAAAACGATTCAGGAAACGCACTATTCCGCAAAGTGTCAGCTGAAAATCTCATATTATAAGTCGATTAAATTAGCATAAGTTTCAAAAGCACGATTAGCCCAAAGGGTTTCTAAAGCCGCAGTATCAACTACTCTACTTCTAAAAACAGTTTTTTCTACTTCCGTTCCCGTTACTGTTGTTTTGATAAACTGAACCTCCAAAGGATCCTCAAAATCTTGTTGCAATTGATAATCGCCATCGGTAATCATTGTAATATAGTCACCTGCCAAAGCACTTCGGGAAGCAACATCGAAAGCCGCAATAATATCCTGCACGTCACCGCTAAATGTAACCCCGTTAAAATGCGTAACATCTGTAATATCAATCTTTACAGCCTGTTGATTTGCATTGAAAGGATAAAGCTGCAACACTTCTGATAAATACAAAATATCATCATTTCCTGTATCAACATAAATGCTTTTGAAATCACCCCGAATAAGCTGCAAAATATTGTCACTTGCATCTTTAATCAAAATATTACCCTTGCGATTTAATTCTAATTTCATCTTATATTTATTTTATTGATACATTGCAATCAGATAATCCTGTGCAATCATAAATACATTATTATCCTCGTCAAATCCTAAATCTTCTTGATTCTGAAAACGAATCAAATCAACCTTATAGTCAACCGTTTCAACCGTCAAAACCCCTGCATACCTGTCTAACAACACCCTCAAAGCATCCGCAACCGTTTTGCACTTATCTAATGACTTACAAAATATACTAATTTGCATCACTGAACGATCATAATTATTGAATGTATCTTTAGTTGTCACAGCTGAAGTACTCACTTGATTATAAACCAAAACAGGCAACACCTGTGCCGAAACATTTGCAGGTACGATAACAGGATAGATGCCCGTAATCGCTGCTGCAATCCCCGTGTTATTTTTAATCAAATGATTTATCGCTACATCAAACCTCATCAGAATATTTTTGCAATCTCTTTATCTAAATATGTCCTCGCACCGCTTTTTAGCTTTGATAATACAGCGTTTGCGGAAGCATTTCTCGCACTGTCAATGAAACGATTTGGTGCAGCATTATAAGCACCGTAGTAATTAAACCGCCAATAAAACGCACGTTTTGCCCTCGAAACTTTTGGGCCACCAACCAAACTCGTAATCTTTGAATTTTTGGAAGTTACAGGCCCAACCAAAGCAGAAACAAACTTCTTCGCTTTCTTTGATTTAAACACTTGAATCGACCGTTTTAGGTTTCCACTCTTTACCCTTTTTGAAGAACCGCCGCCATCTTTCATAACGTGCGAATAACCGCTTTCGGGTGCAGCATCACGCATTGCACTTTGAGCAGGTTCAGCAGCTTCCGCCAATACTTTTTCAAAATTATCATCCCCAAAAACGAATTTTAAAGTTTCAAACTTTTTGACAATTACATCAATTTGTTCTTGAGTTGATAACGTCATAATTTAACTTGTTATATTTGAACGCTGCACACATCGCAGCCTTGAAATCGTTTTAAATTCTACTTCCTCAACCGATTCAATATCGTAATACTTTGAATTGTATTTAATACGAAAGTTGGTTGAATTATCTACATCATGACCGTATCGAACTAAAAAATTAGTTTTATCAATCGCTGTCACTACATCTTTACTTTCCTTTTCCGAACCGCTCAACACTTCCTTATCCGCCCAAACCGTGACACTATCCGCCCAAGCCGTTTCAATCTCGCCCGTGTTTGCATTCGTTGCATTCGTTGCCGTTTGGATAATAATCCGTTCCCTAAACTTTCCAATTTCCATCTTCCAACATTTGTTTTGAGAATCCTTCCGTCAGAAAAACGCCCTGTTTTTGAACAAATTCAATATCAGTTACCTCAACCGCAATCACCGCTCCCTCCATACAAATTGAATCATTAAAATTCGGAAACACATCAACAAACTCCCAATCCGATTTGTAAGCCGTCACCACCATTTCCTCACAATCAACGATTCCACTATCTTCATTAAAATACAAAACACGTTTCGTGAAAATGCTTTGTATTTCGATATTGATAAGCAGTTTTAAATCATTAATAAAGTACTTATGAATGTAAGCCATATATTTAAACTCTACCACATAGTCGACCAAAGCCTTATCTTCCGCTGTGATTTCCGAACTCATACATTGAATATTCTTATCCAACACCCAAAACCCGAATTTTTCAAATAACTGTTTAAGCATTTGAAAATGTTTGTCGGAACATTCGCAACTATGTTTGATAAGGATTTTCATACTAATATCTTTTTACTCTATAAAAACCTAATAGCCTTTCTGCTGCTGTCCGTTTTTCGCTTACCGTATCTTCCCGATTCACGTAAAAGTGTCCGATTAATAATAACATAGCTTGCTTAACCCCAACTGGAACAGCCGCCGCATTACCGTAGCCAACCTGATAAATGACCGTAACGGTATTTTTTTGAGTCAAAGTCGTTGGATAAATCTTACTATTTGCCAAACTGATTTCGCATGGTTCCGTATAATTATCAACTACGTAATTTGCACCTGCCCAAGTTTGGTCATCGCCGTTTCCATCTTTATAAACTACCGAAGTAACCGACATCAAAGGCGAAACTGCCAATCTCAAAACGCCCTCAAATTCGGGAAAGCGATTATAAACTTGTGTAATCGTTTGCGTAATAAAACCACGATTACAATAGTTTTCAGCATATTGGCGAGCCGCAATAATTAAAGAAGTAATCAAATCATCATCCGCAGAAATCCCATCCATTTTTAAATGCAACTTTGCTTCCGCTAAGGTCAAAGGTTCAGCAGCAGGGGCAGTCGTAACTTTATAAGTTAATCGCTGCCGATACTCTTGAATCTTATAATTTCTTAATATGATTTGAAATAAATCCATCTTTATTTTTTAGTTGCGTTCTGTTTTTTTAATGGTTTCGGTCGTTTGAATAATTCAACGTGTCCGCTTTTAATTAATATTTCCGCTTTTTCCTTTTCCATTTTACAAATATTTCCTGCGGAATACGCATATTTAGAATGTGGAATTAGCCATTTAATTTCTAACATCTTTTTTCTATTAATAAAATCATTCCGCCAACTTTTTGACGGAATGATTTCAATATTTTACTTATTCATACTATATTAAAGCATCTTTAATCGCTGCAAAAGAAGTTGCATGACGTAAAGCAATATCCCAGTAAGAGTTCACAATTACTCGAACCATTGCTTTATTTCCGAGCGTGTACGGATCCACCAACAAGTCAATTCCGCCCCATTGGGCAATCATCAATTCCTCCCAATTTGCGTAAATAATTGCATGACAAACGCTTGAACTTCCTTTCGTCAAAGTCGAAGGCACTTGTGTTGAAACCTGTGCGTTGTAACCCAAAAGTTCATTTGGCGTTTCCCAAACAAAGCGACCCGAACCTGCATCCAAAAGCGTTTGTTGCAATTTTCCACGAATGCCGGGCGTTGTCAAGAATGCCAAAGCACCCATATCAGCGTTTGCAGTTGCTAACTTTGAAACCAAATCAACCAATTTTGCACGCGTTGGAACACCTCCATTAGTTCCCATTGCTACATCACCGATTCCTGCCGTGTTCAAAATGCCCGTTGGTTGATTACTTGAACCGCTTCCGTTGATTGCAGAATAATCTAACGCAATCGCAATCGCACGCTGTAAATCATTACGAACTAAATTGTCAACCGAAACGGAAGATTGCAATAATAATTGCTTGGTATAATCCATCAAAGCACCTAATCTTTTTGGTGCTAATGCAATTACATCAGTCGTCAAATTCGTTTCTGCATTTTCATCAGTTTCACCTTCCCAAGATGCTGCACCAATTGCATTATTTCGAGGAATTGACAAGTTGGAAGTTAATCCTGTCATCATTGTCGCACCCAATTCCATAGCCTTCAATCGAGGTTGCAAAAATGGAATCATCTCCCCTACTTGCGTAGCGACTGTATTTCCAATTTGCGTTGCCGTTCCGACTGTCAAATCACGTTTTTGAATAGGCTGAATCAAAAAAGACGGCATACCAACACCCTCCAAATCTTTTCCGAATTCACGGTTTTCACTTTTCGCCTGTTCGTGCATTTCGGCAACCAAACCGTTTTTTGCTCCGCCGCCAAGTTGCTGCTGAATCGCATCGGTAATCGAATACCGTTTTGCGATTTTCGCCTGTTCGCCGCTTTCGCCGTGTCGATTGTTACCAACGTTCACAATATTTCTACGTGATCGTTGACTTGCCATACGCTCTAAAGTTTGCGTAATTTCTTCTGCTTTCGCTTCATTCGCATCAAAAGAAACAATCTCATCTGCGTTTAAGCTGCGACTTTCGTTTTGAGCAGTTTCCAATAGCGTGTCGTTTGCTTTTACCAAATCGCCACGCTGCTCTAATAACTGTTTTCTGTTCATATTATAATTGTTATGATTATTGAGCTACTGCTCTAAAACTTTCTATTTCTCATTTTTAACACCCGATTTCTAAATTCCCAAACCCAATCTTTATTTTCGTCAAGTACTTTCACCTCCATCACTTCAATACTTTTGAAGTTTTCCAAGCTACGTTTTGCGGCAGTAGTATCACCATACGCAGGCGACACAACTGGACCAACCTCGTAAATTCTTTCAAAAGCGGTAACCGTTCGCAACATTCCTCCCTCAATTTCTGACCAACTTTCGCCACCGTCCGCAATCGTAAAAACGAAAGAAGAACCACGAACGTCACCCCTTTTCAGCTGCTCTTTTAAGTCATTTCCATAGCTTGTATTCGGCAAAGAAGGGATTGAATAACGCAAGCCGTCCGCTTCTTTTACAATCGCTAAAGTGTTGGCAGATGTTCGGCCCAATATCTTTTCATAATTGTGATTAAAAGCCGAAATAATATCTTCATTCAATTCATAATTCGCAACCGCTTCGGGTGAAATCTCCTCATAAATATTACGACCGTCCGCCGTTCTAAAGAGTAGCGTTCGTGAATTGGTGACAATTCCCAACCCTTCCATGCCCTCGCCATTTTCATTCATTCGAGCTTCCAAACCCTCATAAAATCTTTTTTCTTGGTTATTCATTATTTACATTATTTTCTTTTGAATAATATTCACGAATCATATCCACAGGCATATTATTTAACTGCAAAAACTTATCATCACCACCTTCATATTCATTATAGCCTTCTCGACTTCTCGCTTCATTCGGTGAAATAATTCCGTTTTGAATTAACGATTGATAGAATGCTGCACGACTTGCCGTGTCACCTCTTAACATCGCATCCAAATCAAAACGAATTTCTTTTTTACCAAAATCATCATACCGAAGCAGGTCTAAATTAAAAGCACTTTCAATCATTTCTAACCAAGGCCGTAAAGAATAGCGAACAAATTCAATCCCTAAACTTTCGATATTGTTAAAACTCGCCTTATCTAATTGATACAAAATATGTGGAGGAACGCCGAATATTCTCGCGATTTCGTAAACGGTCATTTGTCGCTGCTGCAAAAACATAGCATCCTGAACATCTAATTTTATCGGATTGAACTTCGCACCGTTTTCTAATAAAATAGGTTTTCCTGCATTCTGCAAACCCGAATAAGCATCCGTAAAAGAATTCTTTAAACGTTCGTAAGCATCATCTTTTAAAGCGTTTGGATATTCAATCGCACCCGAAGCAAAAACCCCATTTTTAAATACCGATTCTCCATATTGTTGCGAAGCGATTGACAATCCTATGTTTTCCCGAGATACCGCAATGGGCGACTTACCCAATAAACCATCAAAACCCATCCCGACAATGTGAATAATATCGTCATTGGTATATTCTTTAGATTTATATTTAAAGAACTTTTCTTCTTCTTCTTCATCATAAGAAACCGCAACTTCTCTATAATCTAAAATGCGTAAAGAGGTGACCGCCCGAGTTGCATCGTATTTCTTTTTAATAAAGCAATTACCATCAATCAGCAAATGCGTCATCATAGTTTGCTTAAAAGTGAAAGGGGTATATAAACCCGAAGGTCTATGATTCAATAATTTACTAATCGAATCCGCCACTAAAAGCGTCACTTTTTTATTTTCAATATTATAAACATTCAACGGCAAACTCGCAATCGAAGAAGACAGCACCCAAATCGCACGATAAGCAGCCGACAAACCCAATGTCGAATCCCTATCAACCGCAACGCCTGACTTGGTCTGCACGCCAAACCACGGAAACCGCCCGTAATTTGACACCGATTCTACCGAACGCCGCTCAACTTTAAAAAATCCCGCAATTTTGTTTGCTAATCCCATATTTTACAACATTCTCATTCCTCTGTTTTCATAAACATTTTCCTGCTCTTTTACAGATAAGTGTGCAGCTTTCGCCATTACACCTGCCACCGCTCCATCAATCTTTTCCTTACTTTTCGATTTTGACGGTTTACAATTTTCATTATCATCAATAATTAAAGTCACGTTTTGAAAGTTCCAAGTCAGCACTTCATTATTAAAATGCTGATGCCGATAATTGATAATTTCCCTTTCCAACGCTTTTGTTGGCCCAGATAACGAACCCATTGTTTGGCTTATCGTAAAGAATCTATCAAATCCCTCATCTTCCACCATCGTTTCAATGCTGCGAATATTCCAAGGATCCGCATTAATCGCTTTTACATTATATATTTGACATAACTTTTTAATATCATTCCAAATAATTGCATAATCCGTTGCGTTCCCTTCCGTTGTCTTTATCAAACCCTGCTCAACCCATTCCAAATACTTGACATTATCCTTTTTGGTTCTTTCATAAGCCGCATTTTCGGGAATCCAAAACCAACACAAAGAAGCTGATTCGCCATTCGGAAGCGGAAAATAAAGATAGAACGCACTCAAATCCGATACACTTGCCAAATCCAAACCGCCGTAACAATCCAAACCATTCAAAGATTCTTTAGTGACGTGTGACATTATATCAGCCGACTTTTTCCACTTCTCAATACTTATCCATTGCGTTTCAGAATTTGTCCAAATATTCAGATTCTTAACTTTGAAAGATAGCATTGCGGCAGCGCCTTCTGTATTTACGTTTGCAAACTGAACTCGCATATAATCCGTTTTCAAAGCACCGCCCAATGAAGGATTCGCCTTACCCCAATTGCGAGAATCTTCCCAATCGTCATTTTCATCTAAATCAAAAATCATGATAAATACATTATCATTTGATTTTTGACCTTTGAGAATATCTTTATAATTATCCTCTAAATGCTTACAAACGCCTGCCATATTATAACCTGCCGTTGTAATAA